GTTCCGACAATCAATATCGGCAAATCATACGTCCAATATCTCGGTCGCTTCACCGCCGTAGTCTGACCACCCGCCGAATAGGCTATCTCGGGATCACTCGATCTTGCCTGCGTCGGGCGGGGTTGGTAATGATACTTCGGTTGAAATACCGGCCCGAGATAAACCCGTGAAGCAGAAAAATATCCCGGCCAAGTGTCGACATCTGTTATCAGAATCCTCCACCATTGCATAGTCCGATCACCAGCAGTCCCCGGCAGAATAAAAACGATCCGCTTGGCCGTCACCATCTCCGCCGTTATCGGTATGGCTTCCGTATAGGTGGTAGCCCCAACCCCGGGATCCGTGGCGTGGCCACCGAGAATTACGGTTGTCCCCGATCCGGCCTGGAGATTCATGTTTTCCAGAACGAATCCCTGAATTTCCTTCGCGCTCCCAAGATTGGCTTTTATCCACACGCCGGAAGTATCCGGCACTCCGCTCCGCCAGTCCCACGTAGCCCAACGGTTCTGAAGATTCTCGACCGGGTACTCCGGCTCCTCGGAACTTGCCGTTACGACGGCGTCGTCGAAATAATTATGCCAGAAGAACCGGAGCTTCTTTGCCGCCATCATGCACCCCCTACCGCGCCCGTGGGCACGCGAAGTCCATTATGGTTCAAGATGTTTTGAAGGATGGGGACAACCTTGCTCCGCACCACGTTTATCATATCGGTTCCATCAAGTGCTCGGATGTTGAACGTGACGTTGACGTTGCTGTTGCTCCCGCTCACGCCCACGGAAGCCGCCGCCGTCCGATATTCGCGGAGCGGCATAATGATATTAGGAACGTGATCAACCGTGCGAACAATTTGCTGAGCCCCCTTAACCTCACCACCCTTGCCGACTTTGTCGAAAATCTTCCCAAGAGATATCAAGCCCTTGTCTAAAATCTTTCCAACGGAGATCAAACCCTTGCCGATCTTATTCCCAAGGGATATCAGACCTTTGTCGAAACTATTTCCGAGGAATATCAAGCCGTTGTCGATGTTGTTTCCAAGAACCAAGAAATCATGTCCTAAATCATCGATTGAATCGGATAGGGAATTCGTAGCGCCCGCAATATCTTTCAGATAACCGAGGGCGGTAGAGAATCTTTCGCTGATCGACCAAAGCGTCGTTTTTATATCATCCAAGATTGCGCGGTTATTGAAGGTCAGGTCTTTGATCATGGTAAGGAGTGAGATTTGAACATCCTGCCGTTCGACAACACGACCCATGCCGTCGCCCGCGCCGGACTTCGATCCGAAGATCCGCTCCAATAATTTAAGTGCGGACATGATACCGAGAGCCAATAAAGCCGTGACAATAATGGCGGGAGCCGCCGCCGCGATGATCGTTGCCGCCGATGCGATTCCGGTTGCCAACGCAACCATTGCCCCCGAAATCGCCGTCGCCAATGTCACGATGGCTGTTCCGATGGATGTGACCAGGGTCACGAGTACGGCACCAACGGATGTCGCAAGGGATGCAATCGTTGTTCCGATCGACGCCATCGATGCACCGACGCTGGTTGCCGCTGATACTGCCCCGGAGATCAAATTCTTAACAAAATTGACCAGCCATTCTGCGACCATTTCGCCGACCATCCGGAAAAAAGCAGACTTGATATTATCCCAAAGTCCGGTCATGAAATTCTTGAAGGTTGTCGCGCCCTCAAGCCATTTTTGAATGGTGTTGCCGAAGCCGATTGCGATATCATTCCAGAGACCCGCGAAATAATCCTTTGTTTGAGTAGTTACGGCTTTGGCCGTCGTTGCAAGTTCAGGCATCTTGGCGATGATGATTCCATAGGCCGCCAAGACATCCGCCTGCATATTCCACATGGCAATTTTGACAGTCGCCGCCGATGCGCCGATGGCATCGCCGATGGCCTTGAACACTAATTCCAGACCACTCGCCGCACTCCCTACTTCATCAAACGTATCCGGAGCCGCCGCCATGACCAGCGACATATCGCGTGCCGCTGGAATGAAGGTATTCGTCAATTCGCCCGAGAATCCTTGCATTACATCGCGAACGAATGAAGCACCCCGAGCCAGCGGCGTGAGTGTTTCCGTCAATTCTTTTGTTGTAGCCGTAGTTCCCGACATCGCCTCTTTTAAAGAGGTTATCTTTTCCTCTAATATCTTAATCTGACCAGGTGTAGCTTCAACGGAACCGCGCAAGAGCTTCAGTGCCTCTTCAGCCTTTGTCAGTTCCGCCGTGAGTTCCGTCCTGGTCTTGAGTCCGAATTCCTTGAAGAGGGCGGTAAGATTGGCGATAGGAGTCGTGGCCCCCGCCTCGATAGCTCCCTTGATGGCCCTGAAGGTATCTCCGAGTAGAATAAGTGCTCCCTTGACGCTGATAGTCGTGTCTTTGGCCTCCAACATCTTTTTATTAGCCTCGGACATGACGATATTGGAATCCTTTATCCCGAGAGCGACCTTGCGCCAGCCGGAATTGACGCCCTCAAGGAATGCCATAAATCCCGAGGATCCGGCCTCCTTCATGGCATCCCGCATATTATTGAACTCTTTTTTGAAGTCCGATATGGCCTTTAATGCGGTGACAACCCCCACCGTGACAATGATAGTAATCGGATTAAGTGCGAAGGCCGCCAGGGCTTTGAACCCGGCGATGAGTGTCGGCAGTTGTTTGAGTACCGTTCCGATGGCGAAACTCAATGTTCCGAGAGCCGTGAATAATGCCCCGATCCCGAGAACCGTCCCACCGATAGCTTGCGTCAACCCGGGATGTGCCTGCATCCATGCCGTCACCTTACCGATAACCGCCGTAACCTTTTCGGCAAGAGTCGTCAGCGATGGGATGAGACCCAGGGCGATCTGATTTCCGGCCCCCTGCAATCCGCCCTTGAGGTCTACGAGTGCCTCACTGAATTTATCACACGCGGCAGATGTTACTCCGGTAAAGACAAGTCCAAGTTCTTTGGCCTTGTCCATCTCGGCCTGGAGTCCATCCCGTCCGAGGTTCAACATGTGAATCATGCTGGTTCCAGCACGACCGAACAGATCCACGGCCAAGGCGCTTTTTTCCGCTCCATCGGGCATGGCCTTGAACCTGTCCGCCACATCGAGCATTACCTCGTTCAGCGGACGCAGATTCCCGGCAGTATCCTTGAATGTCACTCCAAGTGCTTTGAATTTTTCTTCTGCTGCTCCGCCCTTCGCGGCAGCATCGGCCATGTTATTCGCCAGAAATTTCAGGGCCGTGGCAAATCCGCCCATGCCCAAGTCGGTTTTATTGACCGCAAGGGTAAGGGAAGATAGAAATTCTGTAGCAATGCCTGTCTTCTGCCGGAGTTCATCAAATTCATCACCGGCTTTTGTGGTCTTGGCGATCATAAGACCCATCGCCCCCGTTATGGCCGCACCCGCCGCCATCATCTTCAGTCCGGCCCCCTGGAATGCATCTCCGATTTGTTTCGCGGAATCCTTGAGTTTGGTTGCGTCCTTCCCGACCTCCGAGATAGACTGGTTCCATCCTGTCTTATCGAGCAGTAATTTACCGACGATAGCCCCGGCTAAAAATCCACCGCCAGTCATTTTACACCTCTCCGACGTTCTCTCATTTGCTCAAGTCTCCGCTTCGCCAATTCCTCAACCCTTGCAATGGCATCCTCATGATCAAGTTCATAAAATTGTATGTTCAATTCGTCGATAGATCTCCGCATGGAATCCTCTTTCTGGTGCGGCAAGAGCGATGCGCCATACATCTCCGACCGCCTCAGAAGCGCCCTTCGCGCCGCCTCCCTAGACCATGCAGAGAAGTCCCTTACGTCCATTTCAAGGAAATCCGCGAAGGTGAACAGGCCCGGAAACTCTCCGGCAATTAAAGCGATTTCTTGCGCCCGGGCCTGTGCCCGTTTTTTTCCTTCGCCTCCGGCGTGATGGCCTTCCCGACAGCGGCCTCAATGACCTGGGCGACCTGTTCGACGGTGAGTTTCAATAGAAGTTCAGTCGGCCCCTCAAGGACCGATTCAATCATCTGGCGGATGGCCGCCGCAGATCCTGCCTGCGCGTCTACCTGGAGGCGTTGGATTTCCTCCAACGCCCCCAGTGTGATCGTCTTAACGCGGAATACCTTGCCGTCGATTACGATTTCTGCGGATTTGTAGAGACTTTTCGTGGTATCGATTTCAAGAACAGTAGTCACGATACCAGCTTACAGACCGAGTTCCGTAGATCCGGCGGGCATACCCAATGTACCGAATTCGCCTTCTTGACCGCTTTCCTGGGACACGAAGATTTTGAACAGTACCGGGAACACGCGCTGAGTCGAACGATCCCACGTCAGTTCCCAGCCGGGAACGGGATACGCCCTGTAGATCTCGACCCACTCAGACGGAAGAATCGAGACTGCATTGTCGCAGATCGGCTTGATGACAACAGGGAAAGCCAGATCATACATCCCGCACCCGAGTTGATTCTTCATCACGATGTACTCATTGGGTGCCGTGCCGAGGATACCGCCGGAATTGAGCACTTCATCCAGTTGTTCGAGCGTCGAGCGGGTCATTTTGAGTTCGAGGGTCGCCACGGTGCCCGTCATGATGGCATCGACCGCGGCCTCGCCGTAGCGTTCCTCCTGGATGTCCTGAACCTTGGTCTCGCCCTTATAAGTCGTCGCTCCCAGGAACGGCCCAAGGGTGAGAGCCCAAGACTCCCCATAGCCCCATACGATTTCGCATGGGCCCATGTCCTTGATTGGAAGACTTGGCATTTTTGCCTCCTATAAATGATATATTCTGGTTAGGGTCCGCTGGGCCCAGCCCCGCATGACGCCTGTGCCATTCTGAAAATAAAATTGACCGAGAACTCGAAGCGGCCGTCAATGTCCTGACCGATATATTGAGGGATGGCGAGGGCATCGATTGTCCACGCAATATAATCATTGCCGCTCCCCGATAGGATCGGAATATTCCATCCGGCCGCCCAACCCTTAGTGAGTTCCGTGTACACGATCCACGCATCGTCCCGAGCTTCGAAATAGGTCTTTGCGCGGCTCAGGGCTTGGATGAGGAAGTCGGCGCGGTCCGGGAGTTCAGGAACCGTTCCCCCGCCGCCTGATTCCGCTATAAGGACGCATCTATCCGGCGCGGTAGCCAGGCGGTGTCCGGCCTGAAGTGTCGTGCCGATGGTAAATCCCGTCTGACCCGCGATGAACGTTACGATTTCCTGGAACATCATGTCATCCCCCGAGTAGCGCCCTCAATTGTTCGCCGACTTTATCTAGATATTTCTTGGAATTCCTTTCCATCTTGGATTCAAGATATTTTGGCCCCGGATTCATCACTTTCCCCTTGCGCGTCCAGTTAATCGTTCCGGCTTCAGCCTCATGCCAGCGCGCCGCATATTCGATATTGAAGCCCGCTTCGACGGAAACGTCATCCTTCGTTACAACAACCGCGTTAATCTGGGATGATCCCCGTAGATCTCCTGTCTTATACGGCGCCTGCGGCGCCTCATTTTTAGCGTCCTCAATAAGCAGGTTGGCTGCCTTAACCAACCCCTTCTCAAGTTCTGCTGGCGTGGCTTGATCGACGAGTTTCTTGAACCCCTTCTCGAATTCGGTCATATCTATAGTCATTCCCATGTCGGCATCCACTAAGCGAGATAGACTTCATAATGCGGACGGCTGAAAGCCTTCGGTTCATGGATGGCTATAATGGACCGTTCTCGGCCATCGACAATAAGCCTGTCCGCGTGCACGAGTGCGCGCCCGAGCGCGTTGTCGGTTTTCCGCATGTGAAGGTAGACATGGATCGGGGAGACGATCTCTTCTCCCGCAAGATTGCGGATAAGGTTTGTCTTCCATTCGACATATCCTCGTGTCGCAACATTCGTTGTGGCAAGAGGTTCGCCCCATTGGTCGTTTCCGTTCGCCTTAACGACGGTCACATGGTCGACTAGATATGCTGAAATCATCGTTCACGCTCCCTAGTGCGGATATTCAACTTCAGAACTCGGACTGATGGAGTGTTGACAATTCGGATGCCACGGAGGATCTTCATCTAAGAACGGATAATTTGGATCATTCCCTGATAATGAATAAATCCTTTGCTTCTCATATTCCAAACATTCTTTGCAATCCGTCCCGTTCTGTGAAACCTCAACAAGATCATTCTCATAGATGGCGCATTGGTCGCGTGTCGCTTGGGTCTGCGCTTCCCTATACGTCGTCCTTGAGACCATCTCGGCATAACTACGAAGGTTATATTGGCGCACCACCCCATCCTTGCACATAATCTTGATAAAATTCTCGTCGCTGACTAACTGACGCAAGCGATCCATGATCGCTTTTTTCAAAGCACCCCTAGAAAGTTCCAATCTCACAGCCTCGGCGGAGAGTGCTACAATCTCACCTTCCACGTCATCGTAATCGAACTCCTGCACGGCCCCGATGAGGCTCTTGGTCGCGCCCGTGCCCATGAGCGCCGCAGAGACAAACTGCTCGACTGTCCGCATGATCGAGCCTGTCGCCTTGAGGAGCGCCGTATCGGCGGTTGCCTCGACCAATTGCG